TTTGATCTTCAGGTTACTATTGATGAAGACACAGTTTGGACACCTTTGATTGGAACTATCTCTGTAATAGGAGATATTACGGGTAGCCTATAATGGCAGTAGTAAAAGTTACAACTCCAAGACCTGAGTTGCCATCAATAATTAAAATCAAGAATAAAATATTTAAAGTAAACAAATAGTTATGAGATAATGTCCTTATGGCTGCTTCTAAATCTATGGATTTTCCAGGTGCAAAGAAATCATCTTATGCTGCACAAGTAGAACAAAGTCAGGCATCTCCTACTGCAGATAATTCACTTTCATTTCTTCCAGTCCCTGGCCCAATGGGACCACAAGGGCCAGCAGGAAGAGACGGTAGAGATGGCAAAGATGGAAAAGAAGGACCTCAAGGCCAAGAAGGAAAGCCAGGTCCAAAGGGTGATAAAGGTCCAGCAGGTAAAGACGGGATAAGTTCTTTATCATCTTCAGGACAGCAAGCAGGTTGGGCTTCATACAATAATACTATTGACAAACCAACAAAACTCGGAGTATCTCAAGGAAACGATGGATGGGTAACTTTACTATTAGATACAAAAGAAAAGTCCCAAAATGAGACATACCTTCCTAAAGGTTGCACCAGTCTTTGGAATAGTCATCAAAGAGCCCTAAACTTCCACGGTATAAAAGAAGGTTCCCAAGTATTCATAACATACAACTTTGAACTAACTACATATACCGCCAATACTGAGGTTTGGCTAAGGACATACTTTGCAAGCAAGGATCAGGAGTTTGTCCAATTTGTAGGTTCGTTAAAGTACCAAAATGTTTATAATCTTTCAGTTACTCAGAATATCTTTATCGAAGATAAGGCTATGTGGGGCAATGGAGCAGTTCCACAGATTAGAACAGATTTTGATGCATCTGTAATTCTTAATTCTGTCTACGTCAGCGTGGTATAATAAAATCATGGCATTTCCAGGCGAACTTAATATAAATTACTACAAGGGTGACACCTATGAGTTTAAAATCTACCCTCAAAAGACTGATGGATCTATTTTTAGTCTAAATGACTATAGTAATGCAACATTTACAATTGCTACAGAGCGTGGAGAAGACCCAACAACAACACTTTTTGGACATGCCTCAATTGATGGTAGCGGAACCTATATTACCTGTGCAATTACCCCTGAAAATGGAGCGCTAATGAACTCGTCCACCACATATGTTTATGATGTTCAAATTTATTCTCAAGGATCAGGAACATATGATAAAGTTATTACACTTTTAACTGGATCAATTTCAGTGACAGATGACATAACTCAAGATATTGGAAATCCAAGTAGAGCAATTCCTACATATCGTGTTATATATCATAATACTAATGCAACTGGAGGAGCAGTTCCAACCGATCAAAATAAGTACGTTACAAACCAAGATCCAGTTGTTGCAAATAATGGAACTCTTGTAAGAGAAGGTTTTACATTTTCTGGCTGGAACACAGCAGCAGATGGACTTGGAGTTAATTACGCAGTAGGATCTACAATTCTAAATATTAGTGCAGACGTAAAACTTTATCCTAAGTGGACTGCAGTATGACAAACATATTTGTATCACCCGATGATGTTAAGGTAATTGGTGGCACAACTGATGTTCAAGTAAATGTAGATTTTGGTCCACAAGGAGATAGAGGAAATCTTTTTCTTGTAGGATATGGAGATCCAAATACAATATCACATTCTGTTACATTACAACTACTTGATCTATATATAAACGTACAAGCAACAGATGAAGACTATCTTGTTTTATATCAGTATGTAAATAATGCTGGGGTTAACACTTGGGTGCAAACTTCTAAATTGATGACAGATAAGTTTAGCGTAATTAGACAAGTTTCTTTTACAAATGGACAGGCTACTGACCCTGTAGATTTTAAAGTATCAAACATTGTTCCTATGAGTCTTATTAGTGGTCTAACAGAACAAAATTTTAATATTCAATGCACCTTTTCTCACCCCGAAAATCCTATCGCACACTCAATATCTATAAATCCAATAACAATTCAGGCTGGTACTGGTGATGTAATACTTCCAATCAATATTCGTGCCGTTGAGTTTTCTGGAGGGGAGTGGACTGGATTAAATGAAACAGCATATGTTCATTTCCTAATTACGGTGGTATAATCTAAGATGGTGATATGTGATGGCTGCTGAATTTATTGATGATACGGAAAATGGCTCTGGGTTATACCCAACCAAGATACCTGGCTATGAAGATGCAGCAGATATTCAGGAAGCCTTAAGACTTTATCACTATGGATCAACAGTAATCCCAACAGATAACAATCTTGGAACAACAAACGGTATAAATACAAAGTCTGTAGCAGGACACCTTAAAAGTTTAGCCAATGCAGATTCTACACACGCTGCACTAACACAAAATGTTCACGGGATAGACGATACATCACTTTTAGCAACAACTGCATATGTTGAAAATGCAATAGAAGGGGCTACTGGAGGATATCCAGAACTTGCTGGTATCGGAATTGACTGGAATTCTGTTGATACAAGATTTGATCTTGAACCAAAAATTGCAAACACTGGAACGGTCATAACAAAAACATCAAATTTTTCATTGTCCCCAGAAGATGTTGGCAAAACTGCTATTTTGTATTCTTCTAATCCAATTACTGTAACACTTCCAGAAAATGCTTTAGTAGAAATTCCAGTAGGATATTCTATTGATATAATTCAAACAGGAACTGGTTCAGTAACAGTGTCTGAAGGTAGTGGTGCTGTTTCAATTAACAGTAAGTCTAGTATCAAATCTTTAGACGGACAATATTCAAAAGGTACTCTAGTTAAAATAGACACCAATACATGGTTTTTTTTTGGAAACTTACTTAATACAGTAACACCAACTCCATCACCTACGCCAACTCCAACCCCAACTCCAACCCCAACTCCAACACCAACACCTACTCCAACACCGACTTCAACAGACCCTACACCACCATCATTCCCATTCTTTGATCCAACTCCACCATCTTTCCCTCCAACACCAGAGCCAACACCAACACCAACTCCAACTCCAACTCCAACTCCAACACCAACTCCAACTCCAACACCAACACCAACACCAACTCCAACACCTACTCCAACGCCAAGTCCTACAACAGGAAATGTATATATAACTTATTGTTATCAAGGAGTACCAACCTCAGACACATTCTTTGTTGACGAAAACAACAATGTATCAACAAACATAAACACTGCTTGTGCTTCATACGCTGCTGTAGTTGCTGGATTCCCATCAGGAGGTGGAACAAACTTCTCTTGTTCAATAGTTTCAATGCCTGCATTACCAACTAACTGTACAGCCCCAACACCAGAACCGACTCCAACACCGACTCCAACACCGACTCCAACACCTACTCCAACACCAACACCAACACCGACACCAACACCAACACCGACACCAACACCAACACCAACGCCTACAGACGGTGGACCATATTGTAGAAATGAAGTAAAAATTGTTCCTCAAGCAACATGCGTTTCCTATGAAGGAAACTTTACAGTGTGCTATTCTGATCCAGCATATGTAAATCAAACGTCTTCAACTTTTGTTAATTGTGTGACACCAACACCAGAACCAACTCCAACACCAACACCAACCCCGACACCAACTCCAGCAAGCGGATTCTTTGCAACATTCTGTGCTGGAGGAGAAGCAATTTCTATTGGAGGATCTGAATACCCAACACTTGGAGACATTCAATCATTTGTACAAAATCAATATGACGCAACAAATGTTACATACCAGCAAGGATCTGCACCAGCACTTCCGAACTGTACTCCAACACCAACACCAACACCAACACCGACCCCAACGCCTACTCCAACACCGACAAGCACTGCTCCGCCATTCTTCCCGTTCTTCCCGTTCTTCCCACCGTTCTTCCCGTTCTTCCCATTCTTCCCGTTCTTCCCACCGTTCTTCCCAGCAACTCCTGAACCAACTCCAACTCCAACTCCAACACCAACACCTACACCTACAGAAGCAGAACCAACGACTGTTTACGGATGCTGTGGTGATGGAACTTTAGTTAGCGGACCATCTGCTGCAGACCTTACTGCTCAATGTAACGCAATGGGATCATCGTTTACTGGTGGATCATCTTCAACACCACCAAATTGTACATAATATTATTTAGTAATTCAATATGATATACTTTAAGTAATTGGTAATAGAAAGAAGAAAAAATGTCAGAAAAATCTGCTTGGGAAAAATATAAAGAAAGTCTTGGAGAAACAAGACCGTGGGATCTTTTAAACCCCAGTACTGAATGGGCAGATGAGTCTTTGTCAAAAGAAAGATATAGTATTTGTCAGGCTTGTCCAGAACTTATTAAACTAACAAAACAATGCAAACAGTGTGGATGTTTTATGGCTGCAAAAACTAAGTTAAAGTTAGCAACATGTCCATTAGGAAAATGGTAAAATGTTAAAAGAAGAAATAGCCCCAGGAATAGTTGTTTATAGTAACGTAATTCCAAATAGTGAAAATCTGGCATCTGATATTGAAGAAGGAGTTGTTTCATCAGGAAAAGAATGGATACCAGCATCAGTAAAAGAAGGCGATAACTCAAAAGTAAATACTAACACAAGAGATACAAGCACATTAGGAATTCCTTATTCTGGAAAAATATTAGATGATTTTACCAATTTCCCTTCTGCTTTTAATTCAACACTAAACAATATGTTTTTTGAAAATTTTGATAAAATTGAAAAAGATTATCAAGCATCCTTTGGTATTTATACTACATGGCACGATTCTTATGGAATTTTAAAGTATGGAGTAGGTCAAAAATTTACTAATCACATTGACGACCATCCAGACTATCATAGAAGAATTTCGACCGTATATTACATAAACGATAACTATTCTGGGGGAGAGATTAGTTTCCCCAGATTTAATATCACATTTAAGCCAAAGGCAAACCAGATGATTATATTTCCTTCTACGTATGTTTATAATCACTCTGTTAGTCCCGTGCTTGAAGGAACAAGATATGCAGTAGTTTCATGGATGAAATAGAATGGTAGAATATAATATGGATAAAATTTTTGTAAGTCTTGCTGGATATAGAGATCCAGATTTAATTAATACAGTTAGAAGTTTTTATGAAAAAGCAAAGCATAAAGACAGACTATTTTTTTCTTTAGTCTCACACGAAGGAGAAGAAATAGACTTTGACTTTTCTTTTATTCCTTCTGAGCAAATTTCTTATCAGCAAATTGACTATAGATTAGCAGATGGAGCCTGTTCTGGAAGACATCTTGCAAACTCTCTTTTATCAGAAAAGTATAAGTACTTTCTTCATACAGACTCTCACTCAAGAGCAAAACAAGACTGGGATGAAATGTTAATTTCAGAATACATTAAGTGTTCAGTAAAGTGGGGTGAGGAATACATATTTACAAAGTATCCTCATGGATTTACAAAAGAGTGGGACGAGAACGGAAACTCAAAAGATCTTATTAATATAGAAAATGAATCATTGTACAGAGTAGATGCTGTTTGGGATGAAACTGAGTATGTTTATCTTTTAAGATGGAAAGACATAGAAGACCTTGAATATGGAGATAAGGTTTATGGCTTTGCTGCAAATTTTGCTTTTGGCTCAGTAAAAGCATTTATGAAAGCACCTTATGATCCATATTTATATTTTCTTGGAGAAGAAATAAGTCTTGGAATTCGTTTGTGTGTTCGTGGAGTTAATTTAGTTGCTCCAGCAATAAATGCAATATATACAAACTACGATAGAGACAATGGCAAAAGAGGAGGCTTTCATTGGAGAGACAATCCTGATTGGGCCCTAAGAGACAAAACTGCAAGAATTAGATTAAATAAAATTTTTCATGGAGAAGATTTAGGTATATACGGACTGCAAGATCATATGAAAGAATATAGAGACTTGCAAATTGAAATGGGGCTTGATTTTGAGTCTAAAGACTATATCAAACCTATATACAAAAACTAAAAAAGGCCACCTTATAAAAGATGGCCTCCTGTAGTCTTTAATTACTTAGGAAACTTGCTCATCCAGAACTTAGTCCTTGGAGTCATGCCCTTCCAAGCAATCCAGTTTTCTCCACCTTTGCTCATGTGGTATGCAATCTGTGCATTTAGTACTGGGTTAAAAAGTTCAGCATTTGACGATAACTCAAACTTGTCTCTACGATCAGGACCAAGTGAGTCAATCATATTAATCTGAAAGATTCCATATGAGGAGTCCCCAGTGCTTTCGTTTCCGTTAAAAGCCAATGGGCGACCATTAGACTCTTTCTTTGCTACCGCCCAAGCCTCAACAAGGTTCTGTCCTTTGAAGCCAACAAGGGATAGCATTTTCTTTAACTCTAAATCTGTAAGAGATGTCTTATTTGCATACCTCTCTAACATTTCTTCCTTAGAAACCAAAAAAACCTCTTTCGAGGCGGTTTCCGATGACTGAGCCTGTTCCAGGCTAAGATTATTCTTAGTATCTAGTTCTGGCGTAGCATTAGCAGTGTTAGAAAATACGCTGACAAGTGCCACGATACTGAGTGTGCTAATGATCTCTTTGTTTCTTTCGATAAATTTAATCATAGTTTCCTCCTTAGAAAACAATAACACCTTGGTAGGTGTCTACTGACAAGTATAACATAATTTTGAGCCAAAAGTCAAATCTGGGTGTATAATTATTTTATTATGACCACATATGCTAATTCTGTCACGGGAGTTCAATATCCCCTGGAAACATCACCAGTAAATGTACACGGAGATTTTAAAAAATTAGCAGAATCACTTGATGCAATTTTGCCAAAGTACGGAGTTTCGTATTTTGAGATTAATGTTAACATACCTTCAAGCCCAATAGACGATGGTGTTCCTGTTTATGTAACTGGAAGTGGTGGAGGAAGAGTAAATGTTGCAAAAGCACTTCCAGGAACGACTGCTCCAATACTAGGATTATTTAGAAATTCAACAACGCCAAATCCTCAATTTCATATTGTGGTTGTTGCTGGAGTTATGGATAATTTAAACACTTCAATGTTTTTAGCAGGAGACACTCTATATGTCGGAGAGTCTGGTGGACTTACAAAAGTTAGACCAGCAGGTGGATCTGCTGCAGTTGGAATTTGTGCAGTAGCGCATGCAAATAGCGGGATTGTAATAGTAGAGGCAAAAGGAAACGGTACCTGGGGAGCACTCAGAGACGGTTTGTCGTGATATAATAAACAAATGGCAACTTTAAGAGGATCTCAATCATTATATAATATAGGTAATCCACCACCAACAGTTATTTGGACTGTAGTCCGTGGAGATACGTCTGGATTCAAGGTTTATGTAACAGACGATGCCAAAGAGCCTTTGATTTTAAAAGGTCCTGAATCTGAATGGGATATTGCAATGAAGATTAAAAGACCCACTTTAACTCCTGGAGTAATTACAGATGATGCTACAACAATAATGGCTTTACATCCAGTTGCAGATGAAGACGACCTTGTTGGAGAGTTTACAGTTTGGCTTACAGCAGAAGAATCTAATGTCTTACAAACAGGAGACATCTTTGATATTCAAGTCTCAGACCCAACAAGAGTTTGGACAGTTGCTCAGGGTAGCATGAGAATTCTTGAAGATGTAACAGATTAATGGCAACATCAGTAATTCTTGATGACCTACAAAATAAGACAGAGCGAATCTTTCCAATAGATTATTCAGAAGTTAAGATAGAAGACTTTACAAGAAAAACAGTTATAACTGAGGTTTTGCCTTTTAGAGTTAAGTTTACAGCCATTCAAATTGTGGCTATTGGTTTGGGAAATACCCCAGCAATTCCTCTGCAAGTTATTGGCTATAGCAACTATATTCTCTAATAGTATTATTAAAAGGGATGATATAATCTCTACATGGCTAAAATATCAATTCCATCAGTTAAAAGTCTATTTCAAACAGGTGATAGACCTACTCAAGAAAATTATGAAGATTTAATTGATACCGTCGCAGCACAGGCAACAGACCTTGGCTCAGCAGGTAACAATGAAAACACAATCAACGGTATTGAGAACGTAACTGTTATTGATAACTTTGATGCTACAGTTTGGCGTATGGTTAAGTATATTGTTTCAATATCAAAGACCACAGCAGGGGACAACAAGTTCTATGCAACCGAACTAACAATTCTCGTTGACGGTACAAATGTAAGTGTCAGCGAATACGGAACAATCGACAATGATGGGAATATTGGCACCATTAATGTCTCTCGCACTGGAAATACCGTGGCC